ACGCCCCAGAAGCGCTCGCAGCGGGCTTTACGGCCAACGAGCTGCCGATCATCCTGACGATCCTGGAGCTCGAATCAATGTGCCTACCGCACGTGATCGGCGACTCAGGCAACAGCTACGGGCTAGCCCAAATCCACGCCCCATCCTGGTGCCAACCCAATCAATACAATCCAAACGGCTACCTGCGGGCCCGAGGCCTCATCGACGCTTGCGACGAGCTGCTCAACCCGACCATCAACCTGCAAGCCGCCTGGTGGGTGTACGTTGAGGGTGGTTGGCCAATGTGGTCAACATACAACCGAGCCTTGGAGGCACTGCAATGAAAAACGTGTTACTAATCGCAGCCGGCATTGTGATCGGCTGGTGGGCACACGCAAGCCAAATCCGATACGAAAACAATCAACGCCAACGCGAATTTGACGAAGCGTTTGCTAGATTGCGTCACGCGACGGGCCGCGCCCGGAAGGATGGCAGCAAGTGATTGACCGTGAGGAATGGGCACAGCTAAGCATTGGCGATCGCCTGCTTGAGCATTACCTACGTTTGCCCGACGTAAACGCAGAACTATTGGCCGAGGACCTGCACGAAGCACACAACAGGCTTCGTAGATACCGTCACCGGCTTGAGGACCTGCAAAGCGAAGTCAGCCGCCTCGAGCGTCTGCTGTCACGGGAAACGCCCTACTGATGGACCCTGTTGACATTGACGAAATCCTTAAGCGTGCGCACCAAATCACGCACGGACCACGCGGCGACAATTACGGGCCACCGCACGAGGACTATGCGCGGGTCGCAGCAATCTTTCGTGCAATCACTGGCGGCGAAGTGCGCGACAGCGCTGATGCCGCGCTGTTCATGATTGCCATGAAACTTGCACGCATCGGCTACAACCGTGAAAAACGACGCTTGCACGTTGACAGCGTGGTTGATGCAGCTGGTTACCTGTGGGTGTACGCACAGTGCGCCCAGGACCTTGAGCATGACGTCACCGAATAAACGCAAAGGCACCGCGGCCGAAACAGCTGTGGTGAATTGGCTACGCGAAAAGGGCTACCAGGCCCAACGCAACCGTGCCGGCTGGAATGACGACCAAGGCGACGTTGACGCGATCAACGGCGTCGTGATCGAGGTCAAGAATCGTCAGCAGCACAATTGGTCTAGCTACTTTGAGCAGCTCGGCCGCCAGATGCAAGACAAACAGGCATACACCGGGGTCATATTGTGCAAACGACCTGGGCACGCAAACCCAGGCAAATGGCTGGCTGTGATGCCCGCCGACCTATGGCTCGAATTAATACAACTACTGGAGGAGACAGCAGATGGCATTTAACCTTGAGGATTACGAGCCAGTAGCAACACGGCTCGACCGCTGGCTCAAACAGGAGCGCAGCGCACAGCCGCGGGTCATCACCCATTTGGTGCACTACACCGACAACCGTTGCGTGTTCCGTGCCGAGCTGTACGAAAGTGACGTCATGATCGCAACAGGCTGGGCTGAGGAGACACGCGGAGAAGGCATGGTCAACCGCACTAGCCATTTGGAAAACTGTGAAAGCTCAGCCGTGGGCCGCGCGTTGGCCAACGCAGGCCTTTCCGGGTCGGATCACACCAAGCGCCCAAGCCGCGAAGAGATGACCAAAGTTGCGCGACGACCCAACAACGAACCAGTTGAGGAACCATTTGGTGCCCCAGGAGCCGTCCAGCAGGACGCGCCGCGTAACGCCACAGGCAACGCATCCGAAAAACAGATCGGCATGATCAGAGCATTGGCCCGAGGCCAAGGCCTCGCCGCCGGTGCACCAGTGATCGAAGCCATCAGCCAGCTGCTTGGCAAAAAGATTGGTATCCTCACCGACCTCACAAAACAGGACGCCAGCCGCGTCATTGAGGCTTGGAAAGGCAACTAATGAAATGGCACACGCCTTACGCCGATAGGCCGCCGCGCCGCAACGCCTTCGATGGCGTCTGCGTTTGTGGCACGCCTGTCAAAGCAGGGTGGGGCTGGGTATGGATCGGTGGCGTTTACTGTCGCCACCCTGAAAAGCCTGGAGTGTGTCCAAAATGAATTACAAACCGACGATTGCGAGTGCCGCGGGTAAACAAAACCTTTGGCAATGCGCCTATTGCGGAAGCGTCGTGTGCTCAACCAAAGGCAAGCCAGCCAAGCTGTGCTGCTGTTGCGAAAGGGACACAACCTGGCTAAAGCAGGAACCCCCTGTGGCCATGTTTGACAAGTAAACGAACCCGCAAGGGCGCAACCCCAGCGTGACACGGGGTGTAGGTGAGAACCCTGGGCCGCTAACAGCGGTCACTTAGGCCGTCAGAGAGCCGGGGTAGTCCCATGCACTGAAACGAGGGTGTGGGCTAGTGTGATCCGAGCGATAATCGGACGGGAGGAGCCCGGGCGCGTTATGCCTGTGAGTCAACCCTGACACATGACGAGCAACCGAGCGAACGCGAGGGCGCTAGCTGGGGGTGCGGGGGAATCCCCCGCAACTAACCTGAACAGCATGGCAGCCAAGAAAAAACGGGGGGCAGGTCGAACAGCCGACGCCACCTACAGAAAACACCGGGCCACCATCCTCCGAGACGAACCCCTATGCCACTGGTGCAAAAGACGCCCCGCCACCGAAGCCGACCATCTGATCCCGTTTGCCGCGGGAGGAAACAGCGAACTAGAAAACCTCGTCCCATCATGCAAGCCATGCAACGCTCGACGAGGCGCAAACTACAAAGCAGCCCGAGACCGAGCACGCAACACAAACCCAGGGGCAACACACAAACCGAAACAAACCCCAAACAAACAAAAACAAACAAAAACTTTTTTTGAGACAGGGACCCAATTGCCCCCGCGCCCATCGTTCTCTTTATCCGAAAGGAAAGAAACCGGCAAGAAAGGAAAAGGTCATGACCTGCCGCGATTGGAAACGATCGTCCCTGAACCCGCAGGAACGTACGGGCCTGAGGTCGCTGAGTGGGCTTCACGGATCATGGGCATTGAGCTCATGCCCTGGCAGAGAAGGGTCCTGGATCAGCAGCTCGCGTTTGGAGCCGATGGACAGTTTCTCAACCATGTCAGCCTTGTCTCGGTGGCCCGACAAAACGGAAAAACCGCCGCGCTCAAAGCTCTCGTCGGATGGTGGCTTACGAAAGTATGGGAGGAGCCGCAAACCATACTCACGACGGCGCACCGGCTAGACCTGGCGTGCGCACTGTTTCAGGATTTGGCGCCAATCCTGGAAGCCAAATTTGGTTTGGATAAACGCGACGTCACATGGGCCTATGGCCGCAACCAGATCAAGGTTGGTGCTAACAAATGGTTGGTGCGTGCAGCCAAGCCGTCCGCTGGTCACGGCTTGAGCTGCGACCTGATCATCGTTGACGAGCTGTTCGGCGTAGACACCGAGACCCTGGACATTGGTTTGCGCCCAACCCAGCGCGCTCGACGCAACCCGCTGCTGTCAATGTGGTCCACAGCAGGCACCGAGGAATCCATTGCGATGCTCAAATGGCGTGAGGAAGGCCTACGCGCCATTGACACCGGGGAAAAGCCGCCGCTGTACCTGGCCGAATACTCACCACCCCCCGAGCTAGACCCAATGACTGCCGCGGCATGGGAATACGCCAACCCAGCCCTCGGCTACACCCTGTCAATCGACACCCTGGAGGACGAATCCCACGCCCCGAACCGTGCTGGCTTCCTACGAAGCTCGGTCAACCTGTGGGTCCAAACCGAAACAGGCTGGCTGTCACCAGGTCTATGGAAAGAACGCACCACCAACCTGCCACCGCTACCAGGCGGCGTCCTTGCTTGCGAGGTCAGCGTTGATGACGGCCGCTACTGTGCGGTCCGCGTCAACCACAACGCCGAAAACGTACTCACCGCAACCGTCGCATTTATGTGCGACACCCTTGCCGCATTATGGGACAATGTGGAGCGTGAAGTCTCACGCAATCCAGGTCTCACGGTGGCGATTACTCCAACTTTGGACGTTCACTGTCCTAGTGCACTGGCTCGCCGTCGCGTTGTCGTGGGCTACCGAGAAATTACGAGCTTCACTGGAGCTGTTCGACAATCCATCGCCGAAAACAAACTCCAGCACACAGGAGAAACAATGCTCGCCGAACACGTCGGGCGCGCTGTTGCGGTCCGAACGCCTGGGGCAATTGCGCTTTCCTCCACCAAATCACCGGGGCCAATTGAACTAGCCCGCTGCCTAGTGTGGGCCGCAGGCATGATGTCCAAGCCGCGACCAAACGTGACACGGCCAGCGATCGCGTTTGTGCGCGCTGGCGCCTAGGCTTGACTGATCATGGGCATTTTCTCAGGCTTGCAAACCGCCAAACCCGCACCGCACGCCGCGATCGGCGCAGCTGTCGGTGCCGCGGGCAACCCCAACGTCGGCAACTTCATGACCTACATGACGGGCTTCGACCGTCTCCAGGCCATCAACATTCCGACAATTAGCCGGGCCCGCGACCTGATCTGTTCGATGATTGGCGCGCTCACAATTAAGCAATACAGCTGGCGTTGGAACGCAACCGAACAAGAATACGAAAAGGCCTACATGCCTGACGACGTTTGGTTTGATCAACCCGACCCCAACGTGACACGCAACTTCATTCTCAGCTGGACCGCCGACGACATGATTTTCTATGGCCGCGCGTTTTGGGTCGTCACCAAACGGTTTGGTAACGGTTTCCCCGCCGAATTCACGTGGATCCCCGCCGCAGACGTCCAAACACGCGACCAGGCAGGCCCGCAATGGTTCGGACCGTCCAAACAAATCACGTTTAACGGCCTTGATCTGAACCCTGCGGACGTCGTGCAGTTTCTCTCCCCGATCCAAGGCCTTTTGTCAATGGGCGCCCGGTCAATTCGCACCGCACGCAACCTTGACGAGTCAGCCGAGCGCTTCGCACGCAATCAAATCCCTTCAGGCGTCCTCAAGCAGGTTGACGGCGAGCCGATGAGCTCGGAGGAGCTCGCCAACATGGCCGCCGCGTTCGCAGAAGCACGTGAAGCAAACGCGATCGCCGCGCTCAACCAATTCGTCAGCTTTGAGCCGCAGTACGTTGACCCGTCAAAAATGCAGTCAGTCGAATCGCGTGAGCACCAGGCGCTTGAGATGGCACGCATTGCAAACATTCCGCCGTACTTGGTCGGCATCAACACGTCATCAATGACGTACGCCAACGCACAACAAGCTCGACAAGACCTTTACCTGTTCGGCGCCAAGCCGTTTATTGACGCCATTGAGCAAACACTTAGCATGAACAATGTGACGCCCCGCGGCAGATACATTGAGCTGGACGTTCATGAATACTTGGAGGAAAACGATATGTCCGAGGGTGACGGAAACGCTGCCCCCGAGCCCTCGGACAGACCAAACGAAGGAGATGACCGATGATTAGACTCACCGCCACCGACACGTTCGTTACGGCCGAGGAAGGCGAGACGCCGCGGTCAATCAGCGGCATTGCCGTGCCCTGGAACGTTGAGGCGACCGTATCTGACGGCACTCGCGTCAAGTTTCTGCCCGGAAGCCTGCCCGTCCGCGGCAAAGCCCCCAAACTGCTCAAATATCACGACTCAACTCAGCCTGTTGGGGTCGTTACGGGCCGCATGGACTCCGAAAAGGGCATGCTTTTCACCGCCAAAATCAGCAACACGCGCGACGGAGCCGACGTCATTGAGCTGATCAAAGACGGCGCCATCGACTCGGTTTCGGTTGGCGTCAACCCGATCGATGCTTCCTACGACGAGTCAGGCACCCTCGTGGTTGCTAAAGGCGAGTGGCAGGAACTATCGTTAGTCACAGCGCCGGCGTTTGCCGGTGCCCAAATCACCGAGGTTGCAGCGGCCGAGGGCACACAACAGGAGACCCCACAAGTGGAAGCAACCAAGGACGTTCAGATCGAAAGCGCGGCAGCCGTCTCGGCACAGCCGCAGACAGTTTCGGCGCCGCTGTGGGCCGAAGCAAAGAAGTCGTTTAAGCTCCCGACGCCGACCGAATACATGGCCGCGTTTGTTCGCGGTGGTTCGGATTTTGCGCAGCTCAACGCCAACATTAAGGCCGCCGCGCCCGATATCACGACTGCCGATACACCTGGCATCCTTCCGGAAACAATTGTGGGCAGCGTCTATGACGGGCTTAATGCGGTCCGTCCCTTTGTGACGGCGATCGGCGCTCGCGCCATGCCGCAGGGTGGAGCAACGTTCCGTCGTCCCAAGATCACGACCCGCCCTGTTGTCACGCAGCAGCCCACGGGCCAGCTCAACGCGCTTGACCCCTCGACGGTCGGCGTGTCCAACACGGACATCAGCAAGCTCACGTTTGGCACCTACGTCACGCTGTCCGAGCAGGACCTTGACTGGACCGACCCGAACAGCCTCGCAATTGTCCTTGATCAGCTTGCAATCGCGTACGGTCAGGCCACCGACAACTACGCGGTCGACACGATGGTCTCGGGTGTGACCCAGTTTGAGACGCTGAACAACTACGAGCCCAAGGACCTCATTGAGTGCATCTACGGCGCCGCGTACCAGATCAGCAACACGTCTAACTACTTGCCGACGCACTACTTCGTTGCCCCGGTCACCTGGGCCAAGATCGGCATGATGGTTGACGACGCGAACCGCCCTGTGTTCCCGTTTGTCGGCGCCCCGAACCTCACTGGCACCAACACGGCTGGCACGCTCGCCGCGAACAGCTGGAACGGCAACCCGTTGGGCCTCGTCCTCGTCGTTGACAAGAACATGGCTGGTGGCACTGGATCGGGCGGCCTCAACGGCGTCGTCGGCCACGCTGCCGGCGCGGCCGCAGGCTTCGAGTTCTACGAACAGCAGAAGGGTGCCATCAGCATTGATGTGCCCTCGACGCTCGGACGCACGATCGCCTTCCGCGGCTACGCAGCTGCGTTCATGGCCGATGCGACCAAGTTCGTCAAGATCCTCAAAGCCTAAGTAAAGTCCTCCTCCAAGGCTGCCAACGATGGCGACGTACACGGTTACCCATAAACAGGTAATCCAAAACGTCGCCATCGTTCAGCTTTTACAGGAGCACCAAATTGAGATTGGCCAATCGGTCACCCTGTCCGGGATGGGCTCACCGTTTGATGGTGCGCGCGTCGTTACTGGCCTTCCGCATTACCTCCTTGTGGACGTCAGTGACCAGGGTGACCCCATTTATGACATTGACGGCCCGATCTACCTCAATCAGGTCCAATTCAGCCTGACCACAGCCGACGTGCAGCGTCAGGCTGCGTCAGGCACCGCCACGTACACGCTCACGTGCACTTGGATGACACTTGCGCAGCTGGAAAAGTACCTGGGCATTACGTTCACCAACCCGAGCGTTGATTACGACCGCGCCACGTTCTCAGTCAACGCCGCCAACCAATTCGCATACCGTCGCCGGCAAGAGTCGGGCTATTTTGACTCCAGCCTCAGCACAGTGCCCAGCGCCGACGTCCTGCTTGGGACGATTATGTACGCAGGCGCTTTGTACCGCGAAGCTGGCTCCATTGACCAGTTTGCATCGTTTGATCCGCTGGCCACAGGAGCCCCTACAGGCGGCTCAATGGGTCAAATCCTGCGCCTGCTCGGTTGCAACCGTCCGCAGGTGGCCTGATGCCAGACAACGCTTTTAATGACGGCTACAACGCCTTTGTAAGCGCCCTGGGCACCGCCACAGGCCTTACTATTGCCGACGACCCTCGCAATATCAACCCGCCAGGCATTTTGGTGCAGGCCCCATCAATCACGATGCACAGCAACAACGTGGCCGAGCTCGAATTTGCGGTCACTGTGATTGGCACCGGGCCAGGCAACAAAAACGCATTGACAAAGCTGCTTGAGATTGCAGACAAAGTGCGTGAAGGCAAAATCGGGCTCAAATCGGCGCGGCCGATCGTTCAGCAGGTCGGCGGCGCCGAGTTCCCTGCCTATGAGCTGATCCTTGTGACTAAAGTGCAGGCGAACGCTTAGAATGACAACGGGCCTGCGTGCCCACAATCAAAGGAGCTTTCTACATGGCGAACCCGACTACGTTGCTTCCCTCAGGTGTCTTTAAGATCGGCGCCGCCGTTGGATCGGTTGTTGACTACACCGACCAGGTCAAGTCGGTCGTCGTGACCAAGTCGCGTGACGCCCTCGACGCCAGCAGCTTTGGCAACACTGGCTACTACCGCGTCGGCGGCCTTACGGACTGCGTAATCACGGCCACCCTGTTGGTGAACGACACGATGGCCAACGCCCTGTCGGCGCTCGTCGGCACCAACGTCTACGCCGCGGCACGACGCAGCTCGGGCGCCATTTCCGTGAGCAACGTCGAATATCAGCTCACTGGCGCGTTCTTTGAGTCGTTTGACGTCGTCAACGCAACCGTCGGCGAGCTGTCCGAGGTTGAGGTCACCGTCAGCGGTGGCACGCTCGTCGAAGACACGACCCCGTGAAACTAAAAATTACGGTCGCTTACGCACAGCCGTCAGGCGAAATCGTCACAGACACCGTCACCACAAACCTGGGCACTATTTGTGCTTGGGAGGACAAACACGGCACCAGCTCCAAGAAGCTGGCCAACGACGCCACGCTTGACGACATTAGTTTCCTGTTCTGGCACAAACTGACCAAACTGGGCAAAGAAAACCGTCCCTGGGAACAATTCCGTGACTGCTTGGATGAGCTGATCAACGTGGAGGCCGCGTCAGTAAACCCTACGGAAGCGGCAGCGTCCGACGCCAGCTAGCGGACCTGCTGCTGACTACCGGCTACTGGCCTAGCGACATTGAGTTTGGATTACAGGATTTAGCTACCGTACAACTATTGGCTCGCAAGGCAGCGCGAAAGGGACACCGATGACCGCCAGCGCTGGCATCACTGTGGTTGGCGTCAAGGAGACGTTGCGCGAGCTGTCCAAGCTTGAGCCAGATTTGCGCAAAGAAATCGTCAAAGACTTTAAGCAAATTGTCAAGCCAATCATTGACGAGGTCCGCGGCAACCTGCCCAGCGAACCGCCGCTGTCAGGCTTTGCCCGGAGCTGGAAAGGTGGCGCAATCTTTCCGTGGGGCACGACCACGGTGTCCAAATCAATCGCAGCCAAGGTCGATACCCGTAAGCGCGGCAATTCGCTAGCCGTGCTCAAGGTCGTCCTGAAAAGCGCTGGCGGCACCGTGGCTGACATGGCTGGCAAACGCGGCGGGTCAACGCCGCGCGGCCAGATCATGATTGCCGAGCTCGAGAAGCGCTTCGGTCGCGCATCACGGTTTATGTGGCCTGGCTACGAGCGCCGCGCCCAGGACGTGCAGGACGAAATCGAAAAGGTCGCCGACAAAATCGCTGACGCCACTAGCCGTAGGCTGGTTTCCTAATGGCTGTAACAATTCCCATCATTAGCGAGTTTGACGGCAAGGGTGTCAGCCGTGCAATTGAGGAATTTAAGAGCCTTGAGACGGTCGGACAGAAAGCCCAATTCGCCCTCAAGAAAGCCGCTATTCCCGCTGCCGCAGCAATCGGTGGGCTCGCCGTCGCGCTCGGTGGCGCCACCAAGGCCGCGATGGAGGACCAGGCAGCCCAGGTGCAGCTGGCAGGCGTATTAGAACGCTCAGCCTCGGCCACCCAGCAGGACATTGCCGCCACCGAGGAATTCATCAGCTCGCTGTCGCGTGCCACAGCTGTTGCCGACGACGACCTTCGCCCGGCACTGGCACAGCTCGTCCAAGCCACTGGCAGCCTTGAGCAATCCCAGCAGCTCCTCGTTCAGGCACAGGACATTTCAGCCTCGACCGGCAAAGACCTGGCAACGGTCACCGACGCCCTGTCCAAGGCCTACAACGGCAACATGAAAGGTCTGCGGGCCCTTGACGCAAGCCTCATCCCGCTTATCAGCGACGGCCTGACCTTCACCGAGGTCATGGACGTACTGGCCTACACCACTGGTGGTGCGGCGGCGGACGCAGCCCAAACGGCCGAGGGTCGGATGCGCAATCTGAGCATTCAGATCGGTGAAGCCAAGGAATCAATTGGGGCAGCGCTGTTGCCGGTAGTCGCTCAGCTGATTGACAAGCTGATCCCGCTTGCTGAGTGGGTGCAGCAAAACACGCAGGTTGTGGTCATTCTCGCAGGCGTAATCGGTGGCTTGTCCGCGGCAGTGTTGGCGATCAACGCAGCTATGAAGGTGTATCAAGCCACGTTGGTGGTCGTCAAGGTTGCGCAGGCCGCGCTCAACTTTGTGATGAGCGCCAACCCTATTGGCGTCGTCATCCTCGCCATTGCAGCCCTGGTTGCCGCGTTTGTAATCCTGGAAAAGAAGTTTGGCGTGGTGTCAAGCGCTGTCGAATTCCTGGGCGAACAGTTCTACAAATGGATCATCAACCCGCTGAAACAGATCATTGATCTGGCCGGCCGGGCCGCGTCTGCTGTAGGCGCCATCGCTGGCGGTATCGGCGGAGCCATCAGCGCCGTCATCCCAGGTCTGGCCGAAGGCGGCATTGTCACCAGCCCCACGCTGGCAATGATCGGCGAAGGCGGCGAACCCGAAGCCGTCATCCCGCTGTCCCAGCTTGACCGTTTTGGTGGCGGTGGCGGCATCAATATCACGATCAACAGCACCGTGGCCGACGACCGGCTCGGAGACGTAATCGTAAACGCCTTGCGTCAATACAACAGGCGCAGCGGCCCAATCAACGTCGCGGTGGCCTAATGGCATCCGTAGTCCAATCAGGCGACTACCTGCTCGAGCTTGACACGGGCTGGGACGTAGGCAGCTTCAGGCTTGACGACACAGAAAAAGGCGTGCTTGACAACACGACCTATTTGCTGGGCCCAACCACCCAATACGCCGACATTACGGAATTTGTCACCGCGGTCAAATACAAACGCGGCCGCCAAAAGCCAGACGACCAATTCGGTGCTGGCACCATGACCTTCGTGATGCGTGACGAAACAGGCATCCTCGGCCCATACGACACCAGCAGCCCCTACTACGACCCCAATAACAATCAACCAGGCCTAGCGCCTATGCGCCGCGTCAGGTTCAGCCGCCAAGGCGAATACCTGTTCCAGGGCACTGTCACCGCGTTTGACTACACGTTTGAGCTCGCAGGACCCAACATAGTCACGGTTCAGTGCGCCGACGATTTCTACAAACTTGCGCAGGCATACCTTGACGAATGGAATGTCACCACTGAAAGCACCAGCCAACGGCTAACCAGCCTGCTGGCGTTGCCGGAAGTTGATTACACGGGCGCAACGTCAATCGCCACAAGCGGCATACAACTTGGTCACGACTCAGCCTTTACCGTGCCGGCAGGAACAAACGCCCTGCAATACGTCGGTCAAATCAACGAAGCCGAGCAAGGGCGCGTGTTTATGGCCCGCGACGGCACCCTGACATTCCAAACCCGCATCGGCACCACCCTCAGCGCACCAGTCATCACCTTCGACGACAACGGCAACAGCAACTACGACGGGCTCACCGTCGAATTTGACGCCGACAACGTCATCAACAGAACCCAGATCATCAACCTAAACAACGTGGACGCCACCGCCGAGGACCTGGCCAGCCAAGCCAAATACTTCATCCAAGCCAAATCCATTACCCAAAGCCTGCTCGACAACGCCGAGCTGCAAGATTTGGCAGACTACCTGCTGGTGGCCGAACCCGAACCCAGGTTTACGGCGGTCCGCACCAAATTTGCGCTGCTTACAAACACTGAACGGAACAACGTCGCCACCGTCGATATCGGGGACACCATTGCGGTCACCAAAGACATACCAGGCCTCGGATCAGCCGTATCAGAGGAATTGTCAATTGAGGGCATCGAAGCCGACATTGACTACCTCGGCGGCCACCGGGTCACGTTCTACACCAGCCCAACCACCATCGTCTACCAGCTCATCCTTGACGACCTGGTTTACGGTGTGCTCGACTCCACAAACGTCCTAGGATAAAGGAACCATGGCTAAACAGACTTTCACAGCAGGCCAGGTCCTCGAGGCCGCCGACCTCACGGCGCTTCAGGCCAACGACTACAACTGGACCGTAGATACCAAAACCGACAGCTATGTGCTCGTTGCCGGTGACGCTGGCAAACGGATCGTGATGAACGCGGCAACGGCGAAAACGATCACTGTCAACACCAGCATTTTCACAGCCGGTGATACGGTTTGGATTCACAACATCAATACGGGAACGTGCACCGTCACGGCGGGCACCGCGACCGTCAACACAGCGGGCTCATTGGCCCTAGCTCAGTGGGAGGGTGGAGCGCTGTACTTCACGAGCGCCTCGTCGGCGATCTTTTTTCGCGGTGGCGGTGCGTCTTACGGCGTAGCAACAGGGGGCAGCAGCAGCTCGATTACGGTCGGTGGCCAAAATTACACACTGCTGACCTTCACTGGTGATTCCACTTTGACTGTCACTAAGGCTGGCTGGTTTGATATCTGGGTGGGGGCAGGCGGCGGCGGTGGGGGTAAGGACCAAGCTGGTGGTAATGGTTATCGCGGCGGTGGCGGAGGTGCTGGAGGAGTGCTGAATTACAATCAGGTTTATTTTGATGCTAACCAAACCGTTACGATCGGCGCTGGTGGAGCGGCAGCATCAGCCGACAATACCAATGGCAACCAAGGCGGTTTTAGCCGCGTGGGATCGTTTTATGCCATAGGTGGCGGCGGCGGTCTGTTTGAGTCGGGCATTGACCCTTCCGGCAACGGCGTCAAATGTGCTGGCGGTTCGTCTGGCGGTGGCACCAAAACGTCTGCATTCTCCAGCGGTAATCAAGGCAACCTTGGCGGTTCTGGAATTCAGCTGTCGTCTGGTGGCGGTGGTGGTGGTAGCGGCGCTGTAGGTGGAGACTCAACCGCCAACACTGGCGGTACTGGTGGAGCCGGCACAGATGTGTCAACGTTCATTGGAGGATCGTCACTCTTTAAGGCGGCGGGCGGCGGTGGTGCTGGATCGACGACAGGCGGTTCGGGCGGCAGCTCAATCGGTGGCAATGGTTCGTTTAGCAGCACCAATGCAACAGCGGCGGCGGCAAATACGGCGTCTGGCGGTGGCGGCGCTGGGGCTAATCGCACGGCTGCCGCTGGCGGTTCAGGCATTGTCTACGTAAGGTTTAAGGTGTAAACATGGCGCATTTTGCTTGGCTTGACAACAACAACGTGGTGTATCAAGTTTCGACGGTTGACAATGAAAACATCGGCAATTTGCCGTTTCCCGACAGCGAACCAGTAGGCATTGCCTATTTGACATCCGTTTACGGTGAAACACTCAATTGGAAACAAACCAGCTACAACGCCAATTTTCGTGGCCTGTATGCAGGCATCGGCTTTACCTATGACCCGACGATTGACGAGTTCGTAGCACCACCGGGGCCAGATGAAACTGAATGAGGAAACCAAATGCCTGTTAGGAAGCTGGTTGCGCGCTTTTGTCGCTGGAAGCGCCGCGCTCGCTATGAACGGAAACTACGAGCCAATCGACGTGCTAAAGGCAGGACTCGCAGCAGTGCTGCCCGTGATCTACAACTGGGCAAATCCTAAAGACACGCGTTATGGCCGCCGCTAGGTTGCCAATCCGACCCGTTCGGATGCCGGCAGACCTAGCCCGGCAACGCAACGGCCAGCTTGACCCAGGCCTGCTGCGCACCGTGCGCCCCTATGGGCAGCTCCACAGGCTCGCCGCTGACGCATATGAGGCCCTCAGAGAGGCCGCACGGCCTTTTGGGGAGCAGATACGCCCGATCAAGCCCACGAGCAGCCTGGACACTTACAGACCCCTTACAGCTCAAGAACGAGTGTTCTTTGCCAGGTACACCACTGAGTACCAGCCAGGCGCCAAATCGGTGCGTAACTACAAAGGCCAAATTTGGTACATCAAAGACAACAAACTAGCTGCCGTCGCCACGCCTGGCACCAGCTTCCACGGCTGGGGACTGGCGGTCGATATTGCCAATTCGTCAGGGCCGCGCCTGGAATGGCTGCTGACGTTTGCGCCTTTGTACGGCTTTTCGTGGGAGTTGCAATCGGAGCCGTGGCACATTCGCTACGTTGTAGGGGACAAAGTACCCCCGGCAGTGCAGCGCTGGAAGGACAGCCATGCAAACCGAGATAGTAGTAGCACTGATTAGCGCCTCCGGGGTCATTTGCGCTGCCGTCCTGCCAGCCATCCTGATCCACAAACTACGCAAGGCGAATTCCACCGATCACGCCACCGTTTTGACTATGCTGATCCGTATTGAGCAAAAGCTCAAACGACACTTGGAGGACCATGAAAATGGGCGTTTTGGACGAACTCGAACCGAAAGTCACGAAAAGCCAGCAAATTAGGGACTTTATTGCCAACCAGCCTGACAAGGCGGATTGGGAAAAAGCGTTTGCTGACCCGCGTTACAGCCACGCCAGCATTGCCAGATTACTGCTCAAGCGCGGCCTGGCATTGGGCACCATGGCGCAGGCAACCAACGCCGTTCACAAGATGCGGACCCAGGGATGAGCCTCGACGACGAGCTCGCCGAGCTCACTACCGTTGCCGAGCTTCAGGAAGCCCTCAAGCGGGCGCACCGGCAAGTACGCAAATACAAAGCCCAATCCGACGAGATCGTTGAGGCTGTGTACCGAGCGGCTAAAGACGCGGCGAGGGCTACGCCTCCAGGCAAAGCTGTGGCGTTGCCGCGTGACAAACGCAAAGGCAAAGCCGAGGTCGCTTTGGTGCACGCAACCGACTGGCAATTAGGCAAGAAAAGCGTGTCGTACGGAATGGAGACCTGTGCCAAACGCATGGAACAGCTGGTCGAAAAGGTCATCCAAATCACCGATATCCAGCGGGCACATCATCCCGTGCGCGAGTGCGTGCTACTGCTCGGCGGCGACATGGTTGAAGGCATTGACATATTCCCAGGCCAAGCCTGGGAAATTGAGGCCCACCTGTTTGAGCAGCTATTTGAGACCAGCCGCATCATTGAGACAATGGTGCGAACGCTTGGCGACAACTTTGAGAAGCTGCGCGTCGTATGCGAATACGGCAATCACGGCCGAATCGGTCGCTATGGCGTCAGCCCCAAAGGCGACAACATTGACCTGTTTGCCTACCGGGTAGCACGCGACCGCACCAAAGGCGTTTGGGACGACTGGCAAATGTCTGAGGCCTGGTATCAGATATTTGAGATCGGCAAATACCGCGGCCTGCTCGTGCACGGCGACGAAGTCAAATCGTTTGGCGGCAATACACCGCTGTTCGGGATCATGCGCAAGGTCAACAGCTGGGCCGCAGGCGTAATCGAGCCATTCACCGACGCCTACATGGGCCACTGGCACACCCCCCACAGCGCCACCCTGGCCAACGGCGGCCGCGTGTTCGTCACTGGCAGCCCAGAAAGCCACAACGAATACGCCCGCGAATTCGTGGCGGCTACCAGCCGACCCAGCCAACGCCTGCACTTCATCGATCCCGAAAAAGGCCGTGTAGCGTCCGAGTACGTCGTATGGCTGGACTAGGCAAACCCGTCCTCGTGATCTGGCACGACGCTTACGCGCGCGTCAACAACGAGTGGATTAATAAAACGGAGCTCACAGACGACCCCTGCGTCGTGCAAACCGTCGGCTGGCTGCTCGACGCCCCGCCGCGATCCAAGCACGTCACCATATTTCAGTCAGGAGCCCCTGACGATGACGACGTTGATAACGTGATCAAAATACCCCGCGGAATGGTCCAAGAGATCATCTACCTGAAAATCCCCCACAAGGCCCCTCGCAAGCGTTAGGGTCTAGCCCACCTATGGAGGTAGGCAAATGAACCCAATCGCAATTGTCGCAGGCTGCATGGCAGCCATAATCGGCGCCACAGGACTGTGGGCCACCACCGAACTTGATCTGGCGGGACCCCAGACGGTTTCCCAGACGGTCTATCCGCAGGCCGTCTGGGAGCCGCTGGAACAGCCGCAACCCACACCGGCATACCAAGGCCCAGGATGCGCCGAATACGCCCCAGAAGCGCTCGCAGCGGGCTTTACGGCCAACGAGCTGCCGATCATCCTGACGATCCTGGAGCTCGAATCAATGTGCCTACCGCACGTGATCGGCGACTCAGGCAACAGCTACGGGCTAGC